CCTGTTGCAGTAAGATTATCGTTTCCGTTAGTATCTGAAATTTTTGTTCCTATTGCAGGACTAGTTAAAGTTTTGTTTGTTAAAGTTTGTGTTCCTGTAAGAGTTACATCCCCATCACCAAAACCTAAAGTATATATGTCTGGGTTACTTCCATCATTGGCTGTAGCAAATACAAGTTGATCACCTTTATCGGTTGCTGAAAAAGTAAATGAATCTCCTGAACCAGTTGCATATTTAAATTGTACTGTATAAGCACCTGATGTTGAATTTCTTAAAAAATAAAATGTTTGTGCATCATTTGGAATTGTTACAATTTGGTTCCCAGTAATAGTACCAGTAAACTCAATCATTCTGTGAGACATAGTAGCACCAGTTGATCCATCAGAAACTGATAAAGCTGTAGTTTGTACTCCCCCTGCTATAGATTGTGCAGTAAATCCACCTGAAATTTGTTCAATTATATTTAAGTTAGTGTTAGTTTTTGTTCCCCATGTACCGGCGTTTTCACCAGTTGCCATTAGTTCTACACCGAGAGCTGTATAAGTTGATGCCATAATTTTGTACTCCTAATTAGTATCTTTTTTTAATTTGTTTTAAAGTCATTGTCAATCATTTACTGCAGTATAATTTGCTGTTTGCGTTGCTGTAACCGAGCTATATCCAGCACTTTGTGTGGCTGTAATAGCTTCATAACCTAATGGTGCTACGTTACCTACACTAGCAGTTGCAGAAACTCCTGTCAATCCCATCCCTTGATTAACTATGACAGATCCTGTTGTAGAAGTTGCGCTTACTCCTGTTAGACCCATAACATCTGCAGGTGTTAAAGCACCTATTGAACTAGTTGCAGAAACTCCTGTTAAATTTGTAACGTTTGCACCCGACACAGTTGGTGTTCCAAGTAATGATGTTGTACTTAATCCTGTCAATCCCATTACTTGGTCTGCAGGATCTATTGTGCCAACTGAAGAAGTTGTACTTAATCCAGTTAATCCCATAACTTGATCTGCAAGGTCCAAAGATCCAACGGCCGAAGTAGCACTTTGTCCTGTTGGAGTTAATGTTAAATCAGATATTGCTGTTGGTGCTCCAACTGAAGAAGTTGCAGAGACTCCGGTTAACCCCATTACACTTTCTACATTTAAATAATATTCGCCACCCCAACCAGTTGTTGCAGATCCCCAAGTTTGTTTACCCCAACTTACATCTTCTCCAATACCTGTAGTTGCTTCAACACCAGTAAGTGCTACGACTAAACCTGATTCGCCCCAGTTTTCAACACCCCAACCGTCTTGTCCCCAACCTGTATTTATTTCTGTAGTAATTGTAGGCGAACCTATTGATGAAGTAGAAGAAACCCCAGTAAGTGTAAGAGTAACGTCGTTAAGTTCTCCCCATTCAGAATCACCCCAAGATTGAGCACCCCAACCTAAAGCAAATGCTTCTTCGATTCCCCAAAGATTTGCACTCCAATTTCCTGCTCCCCAAAAATCAGAATTAGGTGTGTTTGCTTGACCACCCATGCCTGAGTGATTTGTACAATAGTAATAAAGAGTTGGTGCGCCAGAAGCTACTTCAATTTGTGTGTAAGCTCCAGATGATCCTGGAGTTCCGCTTGTTGTAACGTTGGTTGTATATTCTGTTCCACCTGCAGCGTCTGCGGCTGTTGCAAATCTTAATGGGTGGGTGCCACCTGTTCCATTAGAAGAATCTGATTGATCAAATTTAAAAGTTGCGCCTTCAACTAATTCTAAAGTAGGTGTTAAAACACCGTCAATATAATATTTATTACCGGAACCAGGGTTACTGACTGTTACTGTAAATGTTCGGGTTACCGACATAAGGAATTCCTCCTTATGCTATACGAAGTATTGCGTTATCTGCGTCAGCTGTTGGAAATTGAATTGTAAAAGTTCCACTTGTTACAGTTTTGTCTGAACCGAATGCGATTGCACAAACTGCTGGATCACCTGATGCTGAGTCATTAAAAATTAAACAACCATTAGCTGTAAAAGATGCTGATGTCCAAGATACATCTGCAAAGTCACAACATGCTGTATCTGTTGACAAAGCAGGTGTTACACTTGTAAGTGCTTTTCCTTTTGCAGAATACGCAGATCCTGATGTGTTAGAAATTTCATTTGATGTACTGTAAGCTGTTGTTGATTTATTTAATGTAGCTGAACTTGTATATAAAGCTAAATTAAAAGTGTTTCCAGACGATGCTGTAAAATTATGTGTGCCTTGTAAAACCTCTACTTTGAATGAGTTACATACTGCTGATGTTATTGCCATAATATTTTTCTCCTAATTACTGAGGCGGTGACTCGATTGGAATTCTAATTGTACCATCCGTGTAATCGTCTCGTCTTCTTCTTCCAATTTGCATCGCTGCAAACTTTTGTAGTTCAGTTTTATACTTACTCTCATATAATGTCAACATATCAGTTGGACCTTTTAAATAAGAATATGCTTCTACTAAACAAGCATATAATAGTCCTTGAGGGAAGTATCGGCTAATATAAGTCCCAGAAGTCTCTGTCTCTAAACCAGGTGGAATTTTATTAAAGTATATTCTAAATATATAATTAGCGTCCGGTGTAGGAGCCAAATAAATAGATCCAGATGTAGTATCAGTTGTGCCGGTTGCTCCGCCAAACATAGCATAATATTTTGGTTTACCAGTAACATCTGCTCCTGATGTAGTAGATCCTTCTGGACCCGTTAGCCTTCCCACAAATTCACTTAAAAAAGTTTGATCACGTCTTTCTAACCATGTGCCTTGTTCAGTAGAATTTGTTGCATTAAATACTTCAACACCTCTAACAAATAAACTTCCTGCTGGAACTCTAATAGTATTTACGTCTGTTGCCATTGTCCCTTGGTCCACGAATCTGTCTGAATCCATAGGAAGATCATAAGCAATTCTATATTCTGCATTTTCAATAAATCTATTTAATACAGCAGCAGTAAAAACATTACTATCTACTTCAGTATAATTTCTAATATCTGTCTGTAAGTTTGATAAATTGTATCCAGCCATGATTAACCTCTATCATTAACGGGTCCAATTGTACACTGAAAACCGCCTCCTGTTTCTGCGCTTGTAGCATTAGACACTAAAGGCACTGTTAAAGAATTATATATTACTTTTGTAGAAGGTTGCGCTCCTGTATTAAAAGTTGTGCCTACAGCTGTTGCTAAATAAGATCCATAAACTTTAGCTCCTGATAAATGAGAACCTGCTGTTGTGTTAGAAAAACTTTGTCCTTTGTATGGAGCAGAAGTTCCACGTGTACATCCTGTTAGTGTATGTGTGCTTCTTCCAGTATATTGAATTGTTTCATTTTCATATTTACCTGTTTCACTATTTATTTTTTCTATAACAATATAACCCGCTGTTGGAAATTCAGATCCGTCAGTTAAAACTATAGATGTAGCAGTATCACTTATATTTCCATTTAATGTTGTAGATAATTCTAAAGTTGTAATTGCAACACCTCCAACCGGTTGTTTAACCGCTTGAAATCTTACATATGTTGTGCCCTCGTTTAATTTATTATCTGGAAAAGAAATACTTAAAACTTTAGATGCTGCTGTTGTTGTAAATGGGTTGTTAGGTAAAATATCTTGTACAGGAAACTCAACTCTTGCAGGTCTTGCATGCATTAATCCTTGAGGGTCAGCTCCTACAGGATGTGGTTGTAATTGTGGTTGTTTAGGTTCAAATTCAGAGATATGTACCCACGCACCAGTCCATTCTTTTACCATTTCTCTGTAAGGAAATGCTGCACCTGATCTATCAGAGATCGCTAATGCTCTACTACCTTTTGCAAATCTAGCCATTATTTTTTACCTTTTTTCTTTTTCTTCTTATTCTTACCACCAGGTCCTAAAGGTTTATCTACTTTTCCACCTTTATTAAATTTATTTATTAGTCTTTGCATTTCTTCTCTAAACTCTTCTAATTCATCCGCGTTTAATTCTTTATATGGTTTATTAAACAATCTAAAAGAATGATCATCTTTATCAGCTTCACTGTCTCTGTAAAAAGGGTTATCTATTGACATATTTTTTTCCTATACATTTGGATAGTATGTCTTCGGAGTAATGTATGTGCTAGCTGGAGAACCATCTTCTGATAATGCTCTAGCAAGTTCATCCTCGTACAACAACTTCATCTCCTGTGTTCTTTGTGGTGCAAACTTCATAGATAAATAATATGCAAGACCTGAAATCATGCATGGTACAAATCTAAAAGGTGCATCACCTGAGTTAGTGTAAGTTCCTGCATCTTGAATTCTTTTAACATAATAAACATTTAAAAAATTTGATGCAGCAGTTGAATTAGGTAACGGATAAATTGTAATTGTAACTTTATCAATAAATCTTTGTACCCAAAATTGTGAAGGTGTTCCATTAGATGCTTTGTTAGCCGTTGCTGAATAAGCATCTCTAGCAACCTTAGTTAATCCTATATCTGATTGATTTGTTGTATTATAATTTTGTCTATACGTAACATTTAAAATATCTGAAATACCATAAACGTTTGCTGTTGGAACTGTTGTAGCTTGTGGTGGTTCTCCACCTCCAGGCACATCTGTAGAATTTCTGTAAAAAGTATAAACACCAGAACCTTCAGCTGTAGCATCAATATTAGTTGTTGATCCTGCAATTAAATTAATATTAGTATTTCCTACTTCCCAAAAATGTATTCCTCTATTACCCCATTCTTGAAAAAGAATGTTTAAAGATCGTCTTGCAGTTTTTAACTGATGACCAGCTGTACCTACTAAACCCAAACGCTCGTATGCGTCTGCAATAATTTCATCAATTGAAAAGTCTTGATCAAAACTGTAAGACTGTGAAGTAGTATTAGCCATTGCTACCTACCCGTCGTAATATACAGTTACCGCGTTACAATCTGTTTCGTCAAAAGTTACAAAAGCTCCACCTACAGGAAAATAAACTCCATCTTGTGGAATGTTGACTGTAGTACTATTACCTTCTGTTGCATTTGTTCTAACTACTAAAAGCGCTGTTCCTGATACGGAACTAGTTCTAAAGTTGACACTACCAATAGCGCCACCAGAATAAACGTTAGCTTGTCTAACTCTTGTTGGTCCAGCAAATACTTGACCAGCTGAAGTAGTAAGAATTCCTAGTGATACGTTTGCTGCAGGTTGTGCACTTACAGTTGCAGAAGTAACAGAAACAAAATAATTTGTTGTTCCAGCTGTTGTAGTTGCGGAACCAGGTAATGTTATAGTTTCTTCTAAAGCTTCACCATCTACACCCACTCCAACAAGAGCAATAGTTTTTCCACCATCACCAGATCCTGCAGTAGTTGCAGTTATTTGTTTTCCAATATTAGTTCCAAAACTTGTTCCTGTTAAAGTAAATGTACTTGTAGGTTGAGCTAAAGCTGCAACAACAGCAGTTCCAGCTGCTGTAGTCGTTAGAAAGAATTTTGACTTTACATCTCCCATGAATGACATAATTTTTATCTCCTTTAATTTACACTAAGGCCCCGAAGGGCCCTAGTTAAATTTTATTAATTAGTGTCGTTAATTTGCTGAGTCCAATACATGTTTAACACACCTTCACCGGCAGTTAACGCGTCATCAGTCTTAGCAGTAATAACAACTGCTTTGTCCATTTCATAACCAGATGCATCATCGTCTGAAACATTTAGACAATTTTTCATCTGTGCTACTGATTGATCCATTCCAGTTGGAATGTGATGTGAAGCAACAGCTTTTACATCGTTATCAGCGTCACCTGCAAAGTAGTCAAGATCTAAACTGTTAAGAGTAGCTCCTGATGCTTGTGCAACGTTAGCACCAATTTGCATGTCAAAACCAGCTGTATCGAAAGCTTCGTTAACAACAAATCTAATATCATTAATTCTAGAAAATTTAGGTATTACGATATTGTTCGCTAAGTTTTTAGGTGATGATGTAGATGATTGACCTAACGGATATTCGTTAAATAAAGATCTACACACAACTGAAATTAATCCAGTTTCAATTACACCAACTTCTAAAGTGCCTGCAGTACCAGAACCGTCAATGTCAATTGCAGTTACAGTTTTAAAAGTTTTAGTTGAAGTTGCAACACCAGCATTTGCCATTGTTAAATCTTCAGTCTGTGAATTTCCTAAAACGTCTGTTCCAGTGATAGTTGCAGTTCTTGCAGAGTCATCGCCAGCAGATGTTAAAGTAATTACAGAAGCAGCTTCAAAACCACCATCAGAAGTTATTCCAGGTACGTTTGCACTTGTGTCTAATAATGTAACAGAAGTTGTGCTCGCTCCATTAGAACCAGTCACAGCTAATTTGTTAGCATCAGTTGTTACAGTAAAGTTACTGTGGTTTACAGGGAAAGAAGCATGACATTCAACGAATGCTACGTTTCTTACGTTTTCTGAAACGCTTGTTCCTGTGTTTGTTTGAATTCGGCCAACGTTAATTGGTCCCGAAAAGTTAG